GCGGGATTTTTTTTCGCCTATTTTTGAAACTACTTTCGCTTTTTCTTTTTGGGTGCTGCCTCACCACTGTATCCCCAAAGAGATGGTTTGACTGTACCCATACCATATTCTATACGTTTAACACTAGTAAACTTATCGTAATACATATCAAACAACTTAACTCTTGATCCTCTAGTTAAATCCTGATGCTCTTTACCATCAACCGTATAGGTTACGATAGATGCATCAGTAGGAGCGTCCTTAGTCATCACATCTGCAGGTGCACCATTCTCTACAAGAATTTCACACCCGTAAGTTTCTTTTGATGTTTCTTTTTCTGTCTTTGTCCAAAAAGTTTCTCTCTTTTCTTTCTCTGTTGCAGTGCTCATGAGCGACCTCCCCAAGTTATTTGTGGGTATGCTGCAGAAACTATTTCTTTTGTGATCTTATATTTGTCAGTTAACTTTTTATCTTTTGTTAGTATCAGAATTTCTGCTTCCAGTGGATGTAATCCTTCAAGAATATTGATAAACATTGTTTCTCTACGAAGATTAGAAAGACCATTATTACCACCTTTCAGAAAATTATAAAACTTTGTATACTCTTTACGAATAGATGCCCTTCCTTGATCTTGTGAACCTAAAGATGTCGAACCACTTTCTCTCATCATACCAACTGCATCATTGATCTTATCTGATAATGTGCCTGTTACGCTATTATCTTCCCTAGTATTACCATAAGGCACATCTCCTTCTGGTAAAAGTGATATTACACTCTCATCAAAATTCCATATAAGCACAGCCATTATTGAATCGTGTGCATATCTTTGAAGAACTTCAATCTTTTTTGCTTTAGTTCTTTGTTTAGACGCTGCTTCCAATACCTCAAATACAAATGGATTGACAGGTAGATTTGGTATTGGTGTTGCCTTTGCCTTCACTGCTTTTGCTTTAGGTGTCGTCTTCTTCGTCGTTGTTGTCATAATTTTCAAATCGGAATGCTACAATTTCATCGGGAACTATATTACCATTTCTATCATACATCTCTGGGTGAATTTTTTCAACCTCTTGATAATTCATCATATAATCTCTTGCTACCCATCCTCCTATTACTCCTACTACCAGAAACAATATAAACAGAAATGATGCGAATACAATACTTACTGCTAACATAATTCTCCTGAGATAAGTTTTTATTTTACATCCAAGTAAAAGTCTAAATGAATGTTTATTTTCTTATGAAAGAAAGATATCATTTTGTCAAAGTAAAGACGAAATGATTTAGGTTTTCTTTTTTTACCTCCTGTAAGAATAAGCTCAAAACCACGATCAATATGGTCAGTTGATTTATTTATACCTTCATTTTGCGATTTGGTTTTCTCGCAAGAATTCAATTGTGTCAACACAACCTCCTAGTTTTTTTCCATCAACAACCACCTGTGGAAAGGTAGTGCCTTGTCCAAATTCATCTATAAAAGATTTTCGGTCAAAGTCCTCTCCTAAATTATACACCACATAACTAAGATTTGTCAACTCTAATACTTGTTTAATTTTGTCGCAATATGGGCAACCTTCCTTTGAGTAAACAGCAAAGTTCATATGTCTTGTTAAATAATGATTTATAATTTTAATGTTTTCTTATTATATCACACTATGATGGTTTTGTTGGCCAAGTAATAGATAGCATTCCATTATCATCCATTGTCCATTTAGATGAATCACTTGGAAAGTCTCTTAATGCTTGACGATATACTTGATATGTTGTTTTTATTCCAACGGGAATATCAGCACCCTGTGTCCAATCAGTTTCTACAAGTTTTTTGTTTCTTTCAACCCTCACCTCTGCTAATGCACTCTCTGCGTTTTTTTCATTCATCCAAGTAATTAATTGTGCTTCAGTCGGTTTAGGAACCGTATCATGTTCCCATTTCATCGAACCATAAGTATGAGCAACCCCGACTGGGAAACTAAAATGAGATCCACCAACACCTACATCAGTGTATTTCTCTTTTACAATGTGTGATAGTCTGTAAATTCGTGCCATTTATCTTACCCAAGTTGTATATCCGTGACAGTTGAAAGGAGTATTTGATGCCTCATACCATCCTTCATTATAAGAAGTTTCACCACCTGTTCCGTGACCCATTAGGCATCCAGCACTAGGATCACCATTACTTTCATACACACCAGCACCTCCGATTGTTGATTGATTATCATTTGCATTTAGTCCACTATCCATTGCAATTGCATCAACTACAAAAAATCTGGCATTAGAGGATAAACCAGAACCACCACTAATTTTAACATCATCTCTTCTTGTCACACTTGTTAAAGGATTAGGATATTGATTATTAGGTGTTTGATCATTTCTACCACCACATTGCCAAGTGCAGGTAAGTGATTGTCGCTCATTATATTTAAACACTGGTGCGTCACTTGAATGTATATTAGAACTTTCACTTATTGTATTATATCCCCAACCGTGTATTTTACACCATTTAAATTTGAATTGAGTTATGAAAGTACCTATAATATAATCTGCATCAGGATTTGGAAGTCCAAGTCTGCTACCTGGTGGAGTTGCACCTGATCTATCTAATCTATATCTTGTGCTATTTCTTGTTGTACCAGCAGGGATTTTACGATCAAAAGCATTATTTGATGCAACTAAAACCCATCTCGAACCACTGTTTGCAGGTTCTCCTGTAATTTCATCAAAAATTGCAACATACAATTGTTCTTTCAAACCATCAGCACCTATAAACCAATATAATCCATCAGGAACTCCAGCTGCATCAGCTTCTTGCACTGATTGAAATGGCATTGTCCATCCACCTCGTAAGTCAATGTTATCTTTCTTCTTCATCAATCCCCAATTCATTATTAACATATAGTTATTTCCAGAAATGATGCCATCATTTGTACCCCATCCAGTTCCTCCTATTCTCCAATACCTAAACGCACCTGCATTTTTCTTTAATGCTATCCATTTCTCAACATTATTTACAGTATTACTATAACAATGTCCTCCTTGACTACCCATTAAATATCCACTTGAATATCCTTTCTTACCATTACCAGAACCAGTGCTGAAGTCTTGATTAGAAACGAATGATCCTACTACAGTGCCACTAGCTGCCACACATCCTGAACCACCAGCATTATGTCGATTCCATTCTGCAAGAGTTGTCCAACTTGATCCATCATTTGATCCTTTGATATAGTTTGAGTCTGCACAATGAGAACCTCCATGATATCCTATTGCAAAAGTAAAATCTGCTTCAATTGCGTTACCAGAACCTAAATCAATTTGATAATAACCATCATTACTGCCACTAGGTTGGATTTGAGCACCGTGGTTTTGCCAATTTGCTGATGTATGCCTATCGGTTGGGAAAGCAAGGTATTTAGGATCACCACCCTGACCAGAGGTAGTGCTCTTCGTCCAAGTTAGGTGCCTTCCTCTCTGGATTTCTTGATGATTTCCCGTTCTTCCACCACCAAGAACATCTTCATAATCATTTGCCTTTGGATAGTATGTGTCAAGATAAATTAATAATTTATCACCTGTATTACCACCACTTGCTCCTGAATGTCCATCAATCACATTCAATAAACCACCATAATTACCTGTACCATCAATTTGACCCCAGAACATACCGTTTGTCCAACAATGAAAACCCTCTGCAAAAGTAATCATATCATGTGTTTCATTTCCACCATTATTATGTTCGGCATTAGCAATGATTCCTATTCTACATGATGATCCACAGCAAGGTTCAAACTTCTTATAGGTATTAATTGGTACTTTGTTTACACCTGACCAGGTACCTGGATGGGAAAATAGTGTTCTGATGATAATAGCTACATTATTGTCAGTTCCATCATACCTATTTGCCATCGCATACATTCGATATGGATGATTCACACTTGTAAATATTAATCTTGCCCAACCATCTCCATTTCCAATATTATTAGTGGTATTGCTTCCTGTCGATGCCATTCCATGTGATTTTGGCCAATTTTGAGGTAAAGTATAGTTAGGTCCTGACAATGAAGTTGTCATCTCACCATAAGCCTTAGTGGTAGGAGTCAGTAATGTGCCATTAGCGTCCAGTGACCACACTAATGTCCATTCATTTTTTAAATTAGAATGATATTCATTATCATGAGCATCCGTTCCCTTTATAAGACTTGAATCATTACTGATTGAACCAATAATTGCCATTAATTGACCTCCTGTAACATCATCTTATACTTCTTGCCTGTTTTTCTATTTATCATATAGATATCAGATTCTCCTTCCTGTAATGTCCAGTTTCCTTCAGTACCATCGACTTCATTTCCACCTGTATTTTCATTTGATAATTGTAAGTCAGTGGTATAGACGTTTCTCCAACGCTTAGTTGATAATCCTAAATCTTGTACTGCATCAGTACCTGGTACTACGTGTCTTCCATTATCACCTTCTAATACAGTATCACCATTTGCAAATTTGAATATAAAGCAAGAATTGTAATTTATTGCACCACCAGTGGCTATTAATGCTGTTTCATTATAAGCTGCTGAAACGTCAAGTTTTGCAGTTGGAACAGTTAAATTAATACCAAGTCTTTTATTAACACCATCAAAGGTTGCTATATGACCACCACCACCGTAAATCTGAGTAGATCTAATAGTGGAAGTTCCTGTTGATCCAAGTCTTGCTGCATATGAACCACCACTTATAGCAGTGAAATTAGCATATGAAACAAGAGGGTGAGTATCTATTTTATAAGAACCACCTATTATTGCAATATTTCCACTATTAACCTGAAGTTTTTCTGCTGCTGCACCATTACTACCAACAGATATATTACCATTTGATAAGATGCGAAGCCTTTCTGTTCCACCTGTTGTAAAGTTTAATGTGTCAGATGCTGAATGATACAATCCAGTATTTCCGTCCCCTCCAAAAATTAATGCGGGATTGGACTGAGTTCCTACAACTCCACCTCCAGCTGAGGATCCTGAATCAATTGAAAAATAATCAGGATGTCCCCTCATCACACCAGTTGAAGTGTTTGGAGTGCCAACTTGTAATGTAACACCACTAATTGGAGTAACATTAATTCCAACATCACCTGCATTATTAATAACAAAACAATCATCATTTGGACTTCCAACTGAGCCACCTGTATATAAGTTTGAAATACGTAATTTATCATCCGTGCCTAATCCTAATCCCCATCTTGCAACACCACCTCTATCAAATCTTAATCTTGACCATGTAGAACTACCAGTATTGTTTATAGTAAGAGTTGAATAATATGTACCGTCTGAAGTGTCACCTGGCGTTGTTATCTTATGAATACCAGTTGATGTGATGCGAAGTCTTTCATTACTTGCAGTTTCAAAAGAAATTGTATCTGTACCAGGAAATCTTATTTTACAATCTAAATCTCCTGCATGTTGAATAGCATCTGGAATTATAAGACTACTACCAAAATGAGCTTGTGCACTAGTGTCTAATCGTAATGCTTGTGTATTAGATGATGTAACTCTAAAGACTAATTGACCAGAGTCATTAGATTGATCAATATAAGAATATCCTGCTCTATCAAAAATTAATTGATTGCTATTAAGTAATGCATTTTGAGTGCCATCAACATAAAAACCACCAGTAGCAGTTAATGTGCTACCATTAAAAGTTAGATTTCCAGAATCTTCTAATTTACCATTAGTGCCAGCAAGGACAACTCTTCCTGACGATAAATTTGCGACACTTGTAACACCAGCGATATTTACATTATCTAAATTTGTATGACCATCTACATCTAAGTCTCCATTAATATCTGCCGAGTGAGTAATATTCAAACCAGCTGTTCCTGTTGCATAAAGTCCACCTGAAGTTTGTATATTTTTTACAACACCAAGACCACCAGTAAGTTTTACTGAACCAGTAGTTGGACTATTTGACTCAGTTGTATCAGAGAATTCCGCTGATGTTGCAGTTATGATACCAAGTTGAGTTCCACCTGTGTTATTAAAACTAACTCCAATACCAGGTATTCTAAGATGGTTTATATTTGCATCACCAAGAGTGATTTCATTACTTGTAGTGCTGGTTGATGCGTCTGCTTGATATCCAATAATTATATTATTATTTCCCGAAACTAATGCGTCACCTGCTTGTTTACCAATCGCAACGTTTTTATTACCACCCAAAAGTTCACGAAGGGAATTGTATCCGAGACCTGTATTGTCATCTCCTCCCTGTATTTTAAATCCTGAATAAGCTCCAATAAATGTATTTTGAGCTCCGTCTGTGACACCGCTGTTTCCTCGACCAGCATAATATCCAA